GTCTTTGACCTTTGCTTTGTCGGTTGACGCAATCACGCACGAGAACGTTTTGCCTTCAAGACCATCGCGGAATGCTTTCGATGTGCGTGTCGCTTGCGTCTTTGCACAATGGAACCATACGCCGAGCGTGGTGGCGTTTTGTTGCTCGCCGTCGTATGTTTGAACCGCCTTATACCAAAGCGCTTTATAGGGCTGCCCTGCGCGGTTTGGGATGTTCAACATAACTATACCCCCCGATAGATGATGGTCGAAAGCAGAAGCCGTTTCGCGCGTGGGCTGATTTCAAGCTTGCGGAACTGTGTCGAAACGTCCGCGCCGGAAATGGGATTCAATCCGGATTCAACGGTCAAGTCGCCGTTCTTCAAAACCCATTCGGCTTGCATCATCGCCGCCCGATTGATGATGTCGTTTTGCTCGGTCGTGATGTTCGTGAAGGTCGATCGAGAGTTGGCGCGGATGAAGTCAAGAATCTGTTCGCACACGTTGTCGATGAAGCGCGTGACTTTGTTTGAAATGTCGGAATCGTCCGGAACCATGTCGTCCAGAATGACGCCCGAATAAGTGAGAAAGTCTTCGCTTGTGAACTTGGTATATTCCATGAGTTGAATCTCCTTTGCTTGTGTGATTTCTTCTTTTCACGAACGAACGTTGTCATATCGCAAAAAGAAAAAAGGGCGGCAGTTTAGGAACCACCGCCCAATTCTTCATGTTAGTCGCCGGCCGTGACTTCAAGCGCAAGCGTGTCTTTGATTGCGGGATCGAAGGAAGCCCACGTTTCTCCATCCAAGTATTTGAACTCGGCGGTGATGACGACTTCCGCGACTTCCGCGACGCCGGTGACAAGTCCGGTCGCAGCGTTGACGGTTGCTTTGTTCGTTGTTCCCGAAGAGAAGACGACCGAATAATACTCGGTGTCGTAGTCGCTCGGTGTGACAGTTGCCGTGAGTTGCAAAGTGGCGCCGGTCGCTACCGAAGTGGCGTCGTCGGCCGCAGTCAGTGATACAACGGCGACGTCACCCCTTCAAGCCTTCTTGTGCAGGTAGATGCCATCCACTTTTTGTTCTTGGACGGAAGCGATGCCGTAGATGCGGTAGCCGAACTTCCAAGCGTCGGCGTCGGGATTTTGTTCCGGCGTGACGATCTTCGGAGCGATGTGTTTCGCGGCTTGGACGACGGCGTCCTTCTGCACGATCATGAAGTTGATGTCCTTGCCGGCGGCGGAGTTCTTGATGTAACCACCGGAAGCGGTGTTCGATGCGCCGGTCGCAAGGTCGATTTGCGTGTAGAAACGCGTTTGCGGAACGGAAACGATGCCGGCGAAACGCGACAGGACTTCACGCGAAGCGGTGGTGTCTTGGTCTTGCAAGTAGCCGAGCAAAGTCGGCGTGATGAACAAGTAACGGCCTTCGACCGGAACTTCGTCCTCGTCCATCGTGTTGGTGGCGGCGCGCAGGGCGGCGGTGACGTCTGCGGCGTTTCCAAGCGTCGCGCCATTCACGGTCGAGATGTTCGACGTGCCGGAGTAGGTGGCGAAGCGATAGGCGTCCACTTCGGGAACGACTTTGGTGCGGATGAACTCGCCGGCGATGGTCGAGAACGCCATGCCTTGCGTTTCTTTTTCGTCCATCGCGTCAACCTTGAACATCCGGTTGCGGTCATAGGACGGAGTGTGCGTTTCCCACACGAAGGTGACGTCGCCTTCTTGGTAGTCGCCGGCTCTGGACGAGGTGCCAAGACCGACGAGAGTCGTTTTGGCAATCAAAATGTCTTTGCCGTTTTCGCCCATGCGGACGAGTTGTTCGCCGGCGTCGAGGATGGAGGTCAGCGATTGCAGTTTGTAAGCTTGGTCGAGATACGGAATGTAAGTCTTGCCTTGGGTGATCGAGGAAGCCATGTTCTCACTTCTTTCTGATTTTTATTTTTTGGTTTCTCTGACGAGGCCCATCGCAACCGCAATGGGATCGTCAGGTTCAAACGCGGTGGTTTTGCCCGTTCCGTTTCCTTGATTGGCCGGCGGATTTGCTTCGCGGCCGGCTGCCTGCGGACTCGGATTTTGTTTCGGCAAGAACAAGTAGTCTTCGCTTTTTCGAAGCGCTTCGATTTGTTCTTCGAAACCGTCGAGTTTTTCACCTTTGAGAACAATCTTGGAGTGATCGAGAAGCGCATAGGCCGCTTTAGGGTTGCGAACTCCGGCGGCTCTCAAGCCGTCGTTAATGCGGTAGTTCCGTTCACGTTCCGCGATTGTTTGCTCGTATTGCGCTTTGGTGCTTTGAAGCTCTTTGGTGCTTGCTTCGATCTTCGCCAACAATTCTTCGTTGCCTTTTGCAAGCGGCTTCATCTTTTCGATTTCGGCGGCGGATGCTTCGTAGCGGCTTTTGAAGTCTTTCATGTCGGCGTTGATTTGGTCAAAACGATCTTTCGGGATGAATCCTTCAGCCGTTTCGATCACGACGTCCTTGTCTTTCAACAAAGCTTCGAGTTGCCCGTAAAGTTCGTCTCCGAGCAGTGTCTTGATTTCTTGATTGATGCGTTTGATTGCCATTTGGTTCGATCTCCTTTCGCTTTTGGCGAGGTTGCGTCCTCGATTTGGAGTGGAATCTATCGTTTCCCAACGCGTTTGCTATTGAAGCACCTTGCGGTGCGTTTAGCCTTGATCGATTTCGTCTTGCGTGACTTTGGTGCGCCAATCGTAGAACGCTCGGCCATTGCGTAGCGAATAAGCTTGATAATTGCGTTCGATGCGTTGCCGCTCTTGACGCAGGGCGTTCGCGCCTTCCGTGTCGCCACTTTGACGCAACAAACGTTCTTCAATCTTGGTATTGCGAATGTCGCGTTCATATTGGCGTTGCCGATTGTTGATGGCGTTCTCGCGCCGAATGGTTTCCTTGTCGTACTCTTTCGGTGGTCTTGATTTCGGTTGGTACTCAATCAAACGATGGCGGCAGTTGTAACCGTTGATGATTCCGTTGCCGTCGCCTTTCGGACCGAGCAAAGCGTCTTCCAAAGGCGTGTAGCGCTCGCCGTCAATGTTTCCGCTTGTGCCGTCCATCGAAAACAAACGGCCTTGATACGGCGAACAACGTGCGCTTGCGTCCGCGTGGCTTGAAGTCCACACGAGTTTCACGCCATCATCTCGCAATCGTTGCACGTCCTTGAGGTTCGCTTGGTAGCGTGTTTCCATCTCCGCAAAGTTCCGCATATTGACGGTATAGGGCTTGCCGTTCTTGTCGATGCGCACAAGGTTCGCCGGGTCACTCGCAAGCGCCTTGATTTGCATCTTGACCTTCTTTTCGTAGTCTTCAATCAATGGAATGCCGGCGCTGTCTTGCGTAAGGAATGGGCGGAAGCGTTCCACCACCACACTGCTTTCGGTGGCGCTCATGCCGGCGATGGCTCGAACGTCGATGGTGTATGTTCGATTTACGACCGCAATGGATGGCGTTTGTGCGATTCTTTGCAGCAAAGACAAGTTCAAAACGCGGACGCTTTCCATGTAGGTGTAGTGCCATTTCTGCGCGTTTACGGCGAGCGATTGACGGATGGCTTCACGCTGTGCTTCAGGGTAGCGTTCGGCGGTTTGTTGAATGATGTCCGCAATCAATGCGCTTGTTTGCTTCGGCGTGAGTCTTTGATAGTAGCCTTGCACGATGGCTTGCTTGATGCGTGTTTGAACATCTTGAACGGTGAGGACTTCACGAAGCGCGATGTCTTCCTTTGGGCTTACGATGGTTCTTGGTTCGGCCATCGGGCATCACCTACGTTTGCGGATTCGGTTGTTCAGGTTGGACAGGATTCAGCAAATCCCCCATCTGCAAAGCGTTGGGATTATCGCTTGAGACGCCTTGCTCGAAACGGATCCGTGTTGCGATTTCGAGTTGCTGTTCTTTCGTCCTGTCCGCGAAGATTTGTTCAACGGCGGTTTGCGTGTCCACGACTTTCAGTGAAACGCCTCTCCCCCATGTATCGATGTTCTCGCTGTCGCTTGCGATGATGTAATCAGGGAAATGAACGGACACGCGCACTTTGCCGAGTTCCACGTTCTTCATCAGCGGATGCGGTTCCACGCCGTCCACGTTCTTTTGCATCCATGCGTAGAGCGCAAGCGAGCGTTCAAGAAGTTTCTCAAGCGCAGGCCCGAATATCTGAAGCTTCTTGTTTCGCGTTTCCAACGTGGCCTTGTTGCGTTCGCGTTGGCTGTTCTCGCCACTGTTCATCGCTTCGAGGCCGGTGATGCCCAAGGCAAGCGGACTGATTTCGGCGTTGTTGCACGCGGTCGCAATCGCTTGTTTGTATTTCGTGATAAGCGATTCGGTCTTGTCAGTGATTTCTTGAACTTCGATCTTGTTTTCCGCGCCTTCGCTTTGGTCTTCCTCATACTTCACAACGTTGCGGACGAAAGCGTTCGGACCGGTGATGCGTCCATAGTCATCCTTCGGTAGCAAAGACGACGGCCACAAGCGGATCGATTTGTTGTCGCGTGTTTCCCTTGCCATTTCGCTCATGACTTCATCCAGAGCGTCGAACGCGGTGGTGCTGTGTGCGTAATCGCTCGCGCCGTATGGACAATCCACGAAGTCGTTGTTTGGAAGCTTGTTCGGAACGCCAAACGCAAGGATGCCTTTCAAACCTTTGAATGCGAACTTCGGAATGAGGATGTCTTGCGTTTCCTCAATCGTGTCAAGTGGCACTTCGATTTCCTTGCCATCGTCGCCCATCTGAAAGAGTCGATATTCAATCAAGGCGTCGCCGAGTTCCGCATCCACGCGGTTTTGCTGTTCCGGAATGTCCACGAGGTCGCCTTGCTCAACGGTGCGGTAGGTTTCGTCCAAGCGGTAAGAAACAACCTTGCTGCCGGCGTAGGTCTTTTGATACCACGAGCGGAACACGACGGCCTTGGTGATTCCACGCTTGCGAATCTCGCTGCCGTTGCGGATGTCCACGCTTTCGAGGATTGGGTATTGCGTCAAGCTGACGTCGTAGGACAATTTGAAGAAGACATGGCCACCCCATGATGCGGACGCGCCGGACTTCATCAAGAACTCTTCAAAGCGCATCTCACGCATGAGTTCATCGACGATCGATTCGGCGTCCTCGGTTTGCTCGTCGTTTTCCTCGCCGTCTTCATTCAGAACGCTGACGTCGTAGTTCACGCCTTTGCCGAAGAGGATGGTCGCCATCTTCGCGGAAATCAAGGCAGGAACGCCGGAGTGAACGAAACGATAATCGCTCGGTGCCGTTTCCCAAAAGAGGTTTGGCGAGATCGCTGTGGTTTGGTTGCGCAAATGTCCGCCGTCTTTGAAGAACTCGCGGATGACTTCGACGTCGCCAAGCGACCAAACGAGATACTCGGTCATCTTGCGCGTGAACTTGTCCGCGCTGTAAATGTTCGTCGATAGTTTGCTATACTTCGGTTCGAACTTGATTTTGTTTTCAAGCATGGTTAAATCCCTCGCTAATCTGGAAAGACGTTTGCCGGTGAAGTAACTGTTGATGGCGCTGAAGATACTCATTATGTGTCACGCCCTTTGCCTGTCGTGAGTGCGGTCATGTATTTCGTTTCGGCGTATTCGATGGCGTCCATGATGTCGTTCATCGTTTGGCCTAAGTCTTCACGCTCTTTGCCTTCCTTGCCGTCCACCCATTTCGCGGACTGAAACGCTTTGAACGCCGCTTCCATGTTCGTGTTGCGGTTGCGGTGAAACAAAAAGCGCTTGCCACTGAACAAGATGATGTTCATGTCGATGCGCTCTTTGATGGTTGCCTTATAGGACGGTATCACTTGCACGCCGAGGTTCGAACCGCGAAGGTCGTTGATGTAGTTGCCTTCCGCCGAGTCGATGGCGATGTAGCGAATCAAGTCGCGTTTGTCTGCGTGCCGTTGCAAGAAGCCTTTCAGCATCTCGGTTTTGAACTTGTAGCCGTTCTTCTGTTTGTTCTCGCTTGTGGACGAGAAGACAAGAAGGTCAAGCAAGACCGCGACCGTGTGGTTGCGTGTGTAGCCGATCAATGCAAACACGTTGGATGCCCGATTCTCGGCGATGTCGCCGCCGATGGCATATTCCACGATGTCAATCTTCAAACGGCCTTTGGCGTCCTTCTCGTAGGCATCCACGAAGAGGTCGTCGCTCATGTAGTCCGCATATATCATCGTTCCCCATGCGCCACGCTCGCCAAGTGTGCGCGTCTTGTAGTAGTAACTTCCAACCGGAAAGACGTTCTCGGCCGCGTCAATCATCTTTGGCGTCATGATCGGGTTGTCGTAGAATGTAAAGAACATATAGCGGTAGCCGGGTTTCTTGTGAAACTTGTCCATGTCGGAACGAGTGGATGCAGGGCAGTCGCCGACAATCTTGCAGTGGTTGATGTAATCTTCATAGCACTTGGCGTTTGGATCGTCGCCGTTCAGGGTGAAGATGGTGAACGGTGTGATACTTGCGACTTGACGCGCAAAGCACTCGTCAAGGAACTGATCGTCCGCGAGGTTGACTTCATCAAGGAAGATGTTTTCGATGCTACCGCCGGTCAAGTTCTCCCATCGGCTCTTGTCTGCGTAACCGGTCAAGATGATTTCCTTGATGCCGTTTGGCGTCACCGCTTGGATGAAGTAGGAACCGATCTTGCCTTTCACCATCTTGTAGCGTTCCGGGAACATGGTCACGAGTCCGAGTTCGGCTTCAAGCAAGTTGCGCCGGATGGTTTCAAGGTTGCGCCCGGCAATCAAGTGGAACTTCGCTTTGGATGCTTGCACGCGGTAATGAAAGCCGATGATGGCCGTCACGGTCTTAATCGCACGGACGGTACCTTCAAATGCTACAAGCCGGTTGTTTGGATTCATGACGACTGCCAGAGCGTCAAGCATCTTGTCAGTGGTGATGAGGTTCGCGCCGGAACTATTCGTCATTGGCATCGCTTTGTTCCTCTTGCGGTGGCGTGTCCGGTTCGTCGCCACTTACTTTGCGAGTGCGTAAGGCGGTAAGGATTTTTTGATCCGTGCTAATTGCGCCTGATACTTGCATGACCGCCATGTCGGTTTGAATGAGATATTTGTTCAAGTAGATAAGCACATCGCTTTGGTCACGGGCTGACGGTTTCTTCTTGACAACAACGGCTTCGTAAATTGGACGGCCTTTTGAATCTTCGGCGACTTGCGCTTTGGTGACAACATCTTCTTCAATGTCGCCCATGCCAATCTTCATTAGACGTTCGAGG